TACAGAGGTCTTACTTAGGAAAAGGAAATAATAATATGAATAAAGAAAGAGTACATCAACCATGTCCATATATTGATTGTGGATCGTCAGATGCTTTCAGCTATAACACAGATGGGTTTGGTCGTTGTCACTCTTGTCTTAAGTCGTATCCAAGTAAAACTGGTGAGACATTTGAGTGGGCTAAGGATAAGTACCCACTAGCGAAAAAGGAAAATATTATGTCGTTTACACCTAAGAGGATAGAGACTGCTGGTAATGGTAGTTATACACCCCTCCGAGGGATTAATGCTCGTACTATGGAGGACTTCAATGTTAAGACATATGATGGTCGCCAAGAGTACGTATACCCCAGCGGTGGAATTAAGGTCCGTACCTTACATGAGAAAGGGTTCTACACTAAGGACGGGTTCAAGGGGGATGAACTATTCGGCATGAATATGTTTACTGCTGGTTGTTCTAAGACTGTAACCATCACTGAGGGAGAACTAGACGCCCTATCCGTAGCACAGATGATGAAGAGTCAATACATTAATCCTGTTGTATCATTACCATCAGGTAGCCCATCTAAAAAGCTGTGGGAGAATTGTAAGGAGTGGTTAGATAGTTTTCAGAAGATTGTGTTGTCAGTAGACAATGATGATACTGGTAATGCCCTAGCTGATCGTGTGGCTAAGTTGTTTCCTAACAAGGTGTACCGAGTACCACACGATAAGTACAAAGATGCTAATGAGTTCCTACAGGACAATGCACATGCGGAGTTCAAGAGTGCATGGTGGAACGCTGCTAAGTATACTCCTGAGAATATCTTAAACACTGCCGATCAGTTCTTGTCGTTATATCGGGATACACCAGATCATGTATATGTTCCTACAGGTATCACTGACTTAGACGATAAGATCATGGGGCTTATGCAGGGTCACTTCACAGTAATTAAGGCACCTACTGGCATAGGTAAGACTGAAGTTATGCGTTTCTTGGAATACAACATGCTACAGCGTAAGGTTCCTATTGCTGCATGGCACTTAGAAGAGACTAAGCTACGATCCCTTCTCGGTCTTGTGTCGTATGAGTTACAGGATAACCTAACTAGGCGTGACTTGATTGATGACAAGGGTAGGCATGAGGATGTTATAGAAGCTATTAAGAGTATTACTAGGGACGAGAACTTCTATCAGTTCTACTTAGGTGATGGTCAAGGCACTGATGAACTCTGTGATCAGATACGTTTCTTTAGTCAGGCATGTGGATGTAAGTATGTATTCTTTGAACCTATCCAAGACGTTGTGGCTGGACGATCAGAGGTGTCTAAGGAGGAATTACTAGCTGACCTGTCCGTAAGGCTCTCTAAGCTATCAGCGGAGCTAAATGTGGGCATTGTTACTATCGCTCACACTAACGAAGATGGAGACCCTAAGTACTGTAAGATGATAGGACAACGTGCCAGTGTTATCATTGATCTGTCTAGGGATAAAGAAGCAGAAGACCTTGACGAGAGAAACACAACATACATCACGGTACAAAAAAACCGCCCTTGCAGTGAAGAAGGACGGGCTGGCAGAATGAAGTTTAACAGTGATACGTTCACACTAAAGCAGGAGTACTAATAATGGGCAAGGCAAGAGAGTGGTCAGAAGAAGAGAAACAGTGGATTAAAGAAAACATAAGTTATGATACTGAGACGGGAAATATTTTCTGGACTATCCCTAGTTTACGTGGACGTAGAAAGATGGGTTCGGTAGGTTGTACTACTGGTAGTGGGTATATGGGTTTTTTGGCGGTGGTAGGTAGCAAACGACATTTCTATAGTAATCACAGAGTTGTTTGGTTCCTTAACTACGGTAGTGTTCCTGAGATGTTAGATCATATAGACGGGGACAGACTTAACAACAAAGTAGAAAACTTAAGACCTGCAACAAACGGCCTTAACCAAAGAAACAAATTAAGTTACGGGGTTTGTAAGTTTAAAGGTGTATCTATAGAATACGGTAAGTACACTTGCCGATCGCATCAAGACGGTAAACTAATCCGTATGGGTGTGTTTGAGACAGCAGAAGAGGCTGCGAGAGTATACGATAAGTTTGTTGAAGAAAAATTATCACCACTAGAACGACAGTTCACAAAGACAAACGAAGAAATGGGGCTATACGATGATGACACCTGATGCAGAGACAGTATTCGACATAGAAACAGATGGACTGTTAGACAAGCTGACTAAGATTCATGTGTTGTCGTATCAAACAGCAGCTATGGATGAGCCAAGGTCTATCTTTGACTACGATGAAATGCGTGACTTCTTCTTGGAGTACAGCCTAGATCACACACTAGCTTTAGCTGGGCATAACATTGTACGCTTTGACATCCCTGCAGTGGAAAAGGTTCTAGGTATAAAGGTACATGCCAAGCTAGTAGATACACTAGGATTAAGCTGGTACTTACATCACAACAGAGCAAAGCATGGGCTTGCATTATATGGGGAAGAGTATGGTGTACCTAAGCCCAAGGTAGATGATTGGGAGTGGTTATCTAAAGAAGAGTATGCCCATCGCTGTGAAGAAGACGTTAAGATTAATGTGCGCCTGTGGCGAGACCTAAAGCGTAAATTGGAGAAACTATATGAATAGTGAAGCGTGGAGACTTATCGACTACATAACCTTCAAGTTAGACTGTGCTAGGGAACAGGAGGCCCTACGGTGGAAATTAGATGTAGCTAAAGCTAGTATGCACCTTGCTGAATGGCAGGGTATGAAAGAGGATAAGGTTGAGCAACTAGCTAATGCTATGCCCCGTCATGTACTCACTAAGGTACAGAATAGACCCAAGGTGATGTATCGTAAGGATGGTAGCCTAAGCAGTCACGGGGAGAACTTTGAGGCTCTGAGGAAGCAGTACAAGCAGCCTGAGACGGTACAGAGTTTTGTTGTGCAGACAGGAGAAGAACGGGGTAATCCTAACTCGGTGTCACAGATCAAGGATTGGCTGTTTAGTATCGGATGGCAACCTAGAACATTTAAGTTTGTAAGAGAGGCTAATGGTGATGAACGACAGATCGAACAAGTCAGGAAAGATGGGGAACTATGCCCGTCAGTTAAGAAGCTGGCTGTTAACGATCCTGCTGTTTCTATTCTGGATGGTCTTTCTGTTCTTACTCACAGAATCGGGATACTCAAGGCGTTCCTAGAGTGTGAGGTAGATGGATACCTAGAAGCTGGTGTGGCTGGCATGACTAATACTATGAGGTTTAAACACGCTAAACCTTTGGTTAACCTCCCCTCAGTGGAAAAGCCCTATGGTGCTGAGATACGAGGATGCCTGATTGCCCCAGAAGGTTATGTGTTGTGTGGTGCAGATATGACTAGCCTAGAGGATACAACCAAGCGACACTACATGCAGCCACTAGACCCTGAGTATGTAGCAGAAATGTCAAAACCGGGATTTGACCCACACCTTGACCTAGCTAAACATGCTGGTGTCATTAGCCAAGAGGACATAGACAAGCACAACACAGGAGAACGCAGTTTAAAGGCATTGCGTAAGAACTACAAGGTAGTCAACTACAGTGCCACGTATGGCGTCAAAGAGGCTACTCTATCTCGTACTACAGGTATGAAGAAGTCAGAGGCTAAGAAACTACTCGCTGCCTTCTGGGATCGTAACTGGTCCGTAGAGGCCGTGGCAAAGGGTGTACGTGTACGAGAACCACAGGGGCTAGGGGGTATGTGGCTAAAGAACCCAGTTAGCGGTTTCTGGTACAGCCTACGCAGTGAGAAGGACCGCTTCAGTACACTTAATCAGGGTACAGGCGTCTACTGCTTTGACACTTGGGTTAAGCATTGTCGTAAGGATGGTGTCAAAACGATAGGACAGTTTCACGATGAAATTATCACTTTAGTAAAAGAGGGAAAGGAGACGCAAGAGAAGATTAGTATGGAAGATAGTATAGAGCGGTTGAACGATGAGTTGCAACTAAATGTACCTCTGGGGATTGATGCTCAGTTCGGTAGTAGCTATGCTGACATACACTAAATTTATTTTACAGAAAGTGTTTTTTCTGTGAGAAAATGTTGCTATATATAAGTACCCGCATAAGGAAAGGAACCCGACATGGGAAAGAAAGTTTACGTTGAGTGTCCAGTTAATTGGGCTAAGTTGCGTGAAGAAGACCGAGACATGGGTAAGAACATGCAGGAAGGTTCTGATGCACGAAACAA